AGAAAAAAATATGTGCAATCATTTTGATGAAATGACCAGACGTAAATTAAATTTTCTACTTGATTTAAATAATCGTGTCCTATATGTGTATCAAATGAAACAGCAAGAGCGTCTGATAATATACTCGGTATTGCTTCTGGTGTATGTTTCTTATCTTTACCATCTATAATCTTTATACCTTTAAGTACAGCATTATATACAGCACGATCTTTACAAAATCTTTCAGTTGTATCTAACAACCATTGTGGTTCAACTTCTTCGTATGTTAAACTATTTAATAATTGATTTGTATTTTTAAACTCATCTTCAGTAAGTGTTTTGTTATTAGATAACTCAACTGATATAGCTTCTTTTGTAGGGAGATTATTATATTTTAAAACAAAGTTATTGATTATATTAAATAGAGTTACTTGGTCTCTATCTTTAAAGAAATCATCCTGTAGAAAAGGAATAACTTTACGAGTAAATTCCTCGTTAAATATTAGATTGGATAAAAGTGTTTTTTCAAATTGTTCAGACATAATGAAGATAAGTTCCTACAATATACTTTGGTTTATTTTTAGGTTTCTCACCAGTATGTTGGTAAGTCCACAAAGGGGGAAACATAAGAGCCTTACCAGCTTCTGGTTTAACTCTAATATTATAATCTGCAAATGTTGTTTCGCCGCCATCATTATCATTTAAATATAAAAATATAACTAAAAATCTCCTAGCACTATTGTAATCTGTAACATCAACGTGTTGTCTAAACTCATCTTTACCATTGTCTTCGTATTTTTTAAATCTTATCTGTTCAAAGCCAAACTTTTCTGGCCATTGTTTTATAGAATCTATTTTAACATCTTTTACATAATTGTCAACAAGTGATCGGCATTTATCAAATAATAATTTAGCATATGCTTCCCAATCCTTGTATAAATTTAAGTTGATTTCTGTAAAGTGTCTATGATTATCTAAATCTGTTTTAACCCATTGTGAGGATGAGTCTTCAAACTTATCTATTAAATGCTGACAGTTTTCTTTTGTCAAAACATTATCATAAGTTTTTATATACTTATTTGTCAAATCTAATTGTTCCATTTTCTAACTGTTTCTCAACTACTTCTATTAATATATCACCAATGTAATTTCTAAACTCAATACTTGTTGTATCTACGTTGTTAGGGTTTGCCTTTACATCATAATCAAATTTTAAAGGCAACTCACCTTGTTCATTTTCTTCCGAGGCAAATTTCACATGGCCATATGTATATATGACATCTTTGTAATTGCCTTCTACAATCTTTATGCAACTAAAGTCGTCAACATCTCTTTGAGCAAAGACGTATCTATTCTGCGCCATAGAGGAACTCTCTTTTGGCAGCTTCGTCAATCTTATTGAGAATATCTTTAGTAAAGAATTTAGCAGGTTCATTATTGATAGTTTTAGCATACTGTTTACTTCCGTCTGGTAATTCTATTCTTGTGGACACAGATTTAAATATACCGTGTTTGATTGCCAAGTCTAATAAACCATAATGTTTATCTAAACCTTTGTCGTAAGTTAATCTTACATCAATCATAGCATTTTCTTTAGTCAACCTTGACTTATAATTCTTACAATGGATTACATTACCTATAATTTCTTTACCATCTTTTTCTTTTCTTTTAGATAGATAGACAATATTACTAGCAGCATATTTCAAACCAGAGCCACCTCCCATCTCCTTTTGTGGAAACATTGAGCCAATAACATCATATGTATGATTGGTCATAATCATAGGTACTTTTGCTTTACCTAGTTTCAATGTTAACACTCTAAATGCAGCCTTAACAATTTGAGACCTTGTCATATCTCTAGTTTCTTTTCCTTCAGCAGTATCTTCCATTTCTTTTGTAGTAGATAACATACCTAAACTATCTAACACAAACATTAATGGTTTTCTTTTGTCTTCTGGATGCTCTATGTATTTGTCTATAACTTTTATTGATTGGTGTCTAAACTCTTGTACTGTTGCAACTGGTACTACGACCATTCTCTTACTATCTATACCACGAGCCTCAACTAAATCTTTTGTCAATGCACTTTCAGACTCAAAGTAAATTACACCAGCGTCTTTGTTCTTATCAAGGAAGTGTTTTACAATACCTAATGCAAAGAAAGTTTTACCTGTTGCAGCTTCACCTGCGATAGCAGTAATCTTATTACTTGGTAAACCACCGTATATTGAACCTGATAGTAAAGCATTAAAGGTATAGGATCCTGTATCTATAAAACTATCAACATCACCTGCGTCAAGTCCTTCACTTACTAAACTAGCATACTCATTACCAGTTTCTTTTATTACATCTTTTAAAAAATCATTCATTTATTCATCTCCTTGATAGTTAATACAATAATATTTTATATCTAAATCATAACATATCTTTCTGATATTGTCAAGCTCTGATTTAGGAAAATTGTATGTCATATACCTTTGTTGTTTGTATATAATAATTTGCATTTATCCGTCATCATTACTGTTATCTGGATCAGACCACACATCTTCGGGTCTTGCTCTCAAAATTACAGGTCTTCCCCCTTTGTATTTAGGCAACTTGATAGTATTATCAGGTTCACCTTCCCATTCGAATCGTAACTTTTCATCTTGTGGTACCCAACCAGGTTTAGGTTGTTCTAAATCTTCTTCTTTTATATTCACCCATATGTCTTCAAACATAGTGTTAGGATCTATTGGTCCCATTTGTGTAAAGACGTGGTCTTTTACTTTATTTAATCTGAATTTTAAAAGTTCTTTATTATACTCTCTTAATCTTTGATAGTCCCAGTAAGCCTTAAGGTCTAGGTATGATTCTTTAGATATTGCCATGCTCATATTTATTTAACCTTACAATTTAATTGACAAGCAACAGGTGCTGTGTCAGGATTCTTCCAACTATCTGGTAGTATTTTTGTAAACCATTCATTCTTTAATATATTTTTTAATCTTTTATTTCTTAAATTATTTTGTTCAAAGTTATATTTACTTACCACAGGATCATCTTTCCAATCAGTTCTAAAATGATTGACAGGAAAGTCCTCTTTTAAATAACAACATTGAAACACCTGTCCATCAGCCATAATCATAACTTTTTTTGCTTCTCTCCACTTACATATTATTTTGGACATACACAGCTCTTTCTAAAATTTCTGCGTCACCATTTTCATTCTGAAATCTAAAAATTCCTCCATCATCAAATCTATCTGATGGATACGAAACGTGAAAATGAGAACCATTAGCCTTTGCCATCTGCTCAATTTCTTCTTTATACATTTCGTTATGTTTAAACAATACAGTTTGAGATAAAGGTATTGCTTTTGTTTTGGATATTGCTTTTAAAGCAGCTAATGATTTTTTTAATGATGTTCTTCGTCTATATTTTTGGTGCATTTCTTCAGTTGTACCATCTACATCAATAACAAATGACAATCTTCTACCACAATACTCTCCAAGTCTTATATAAAAATCTCCATTACGAATACTACCATTAGTAGTTATAATAACTTTTGCAACTGAATTGTCCATTATGTAATAAACAATAGGCTCTATGTCCTTTGCCATTAATGGATCTCCATATGTACCACAAAAACTATATTCTTTTAAATCATCTAAAGTGTTTTTAGGAAAATAAGTTTTAAAATCTTCTAGTGACCATGTAGTTAAAGGTAAATCAATATCTGTATGTAAATCATATGGTGATGTTCTTTGACATTGAGGACACCCAGCATTACATAGATTGGTTAAATTTATATCTGCTACTTCTATCAAAACAATGTTGCCCTCCTACTGTGCCTAAAGTAATCAAGTTTTTCTTTTGAAAAACACCATACATTTTCAATATAGATACGGTTCATAAACTCTGCTTTTTCTTCTTCACTTTCAAACAGTTTATCTGATTTAGGTCTTTGCATTATTCTCATACCTATTTGTCCTACAAAGTTATCTTTCAAACTATCAACTAATTCATCACAGCTTAAATATCTTTTGCCTTTGATTGTAGGGTCCATAATATTTATAAATGTGTGTTTGGATCTTTCAAAACTCTTTTGTGATACAGGTAAATAAAAATCATCACGCCATTTAGAATACTCATCAAACTTTTTCCAAGATTGATTATCTTCTTTTTCCCCACCCTCATTATATCTTTCAGTAGAGAAATATGGTGGACTTGTAAATGCACAATCTATATTATCAATTTCATTCCAAGGTAAATCTTCAGCCCCACAATTATATATTGTAACCTTTTTAGGTTTAGATAGAAAACTATTATATGTTTCTACTTGTTTTAAATATTGTTTGTAAGTATTAGGGTTTGGATCACAACCGATATATTCTTCAGCGTCTGAAGCAAAGAAACCTGCAAGTCTATCACCCCAACCACAAGATGTATCTAATACTCTTTTAGCATTTGTCATCTGATATATTGTTTTAGCAACATTAGGTTTAAATTGTGTTGCAATATATGTCTGTAATCTAAAAGCAGATACATAACTTTTATCATCTAATCTGCCACCTCTTAATTCTGTTTTACCGTCAACTGTAATTGGTTTCATTCCATTAATACCACGCCACATAGGACCTAAACAACGCCAGATATCTTTTGCTGTGCCATTGTACCATACGTCTAATGGAGATTTAAAACTATAACTTGAACAGTTTAATCTTAAATGTTGATGAAAATAATTTGATACATCATTGTATATAGATGGCGAATCTATGATACCAAGACCGTGTTCTTTAAAACTGTATTTGTAATCGTCATATTTTTCTTTTACATTCTTTTCAATTTGTTCTATGGGTTTTACATTCTCCCATACATCTTGTTTCTGTAAACTTTTAAATGCTTGACGCATTGCTTCAAACGAAATCTCCTTTAAAGGAAACTTCGGTCTATGCTCTGAAATATATTCTGCTAAATCTAATCTAAATTGCTCTTTACCAATATCGTTTGTAATAGTTTCAAACGTCTGTTGATCCATTACTGGCAATTTATTTTCATCTATATAATCATTTAGGTACTTCATCATTCCATTTCTTTAATAACCAATATATAAAACTATATATTATTATAACATAAAATATTGCTAATGTAAACTCTAACATGGTAACGTTGATTTCTCAACTCTCCTTTCTATATCTTTAATATAATCCTTTGTTTTTTCTATTAAATAATACTTACGATTCTCTAACATAGCTGCCTCACCTGTAGTACCTGTACCTGCAAATGGGTCTAATACAAGACCGTTTTCAGGTGTAACTAATCGCACTAGGTACTTCATTAAGTCTAATGGTTTTACTGTAGGGTGTTCAGTATCTCCTTTTTCTTTTTTATTTGCCTTAGCACAATAAAAGAAATCTGCCCAATCTGTATCTAAACCACTATGAATAATATTTGCAGGCCATCTGCCTTTTACTATTGTTCCTTTGTAATCTTCTTTTAAACCTAACTGATATACTGCTTTCTTATTCATTGCTTCTTTACGAACATTTTTACTTGTATCAAATACTTCATCACCAACTCTACACTCATCTAAATTTAAATCTTTGTTTACACCTTTTCTTGCCATAACAATAGGTTCGTGTGCTGGTTTTAATAAGTTTCTTCTTTTAGGAAACCCACTACCATATATCCAGTTTATCATATCAAAGATTTCAAACCCAGCGTCTTCTATTGCAACAGCCATTCTATGATAATTTCTAGTGGCTGCAAATGCTAATAATACTGCACCTGGTTTTAAAGTTCTATACACTTCTTGCCAGAAGTCTTTTTGAAATGCTATGTCGCCACCATCCCATTCTTTACCCATAAAGCCTTTTGATAGTCTTTGAAATGAACCATCTTTACCATATTTAGCTTCTGTACTATTTGTAAACCTTTTAGCAATAGATTGTAAATGATATGGTGGATCAGTTACACAAGAATCAAATACATTCTCATCTAAAGTTTTTAGATGTTCTATGCTGTCGGCGTTGATAATTTTATTAGTGTCCATAATAATAATATAATAATTAAAAACCTTTCAATACTCCAATTAGTTTTCCATGCTATGAACGATCCCGTAGCATAGCCCCAATGTATAGCAACCATAATAAGGATTAAATCTATCATAATTTGTATTCAAAATTTTGTGTCTCCTCATTAATGTGTATTTGTTTTGCACCATTTCTAATATGAAAGTGTGTTGCCATTGGTGTTAATGGTGATAAGGTTACCAATCTTTCAGACTTATTCTTTTTAACCCATTCAGCCAATTTATTAATAATCTCTTTACCTGCACCTCTTTTCCTTGACCATACTGTATATGCTATTACTATTTTACCATCTTTAACTCTGGACATATAATCCATTTCTCTAACAGTATAAGGTACTTCAGGACAAAATGCAACACAAACTATTGCTTCAATCTCATCATTATATTTTAATCCAAATATTTTTCTGCCGTGGGTTATTCTAAAACCTAAAGTCAATTCAGGTCTAACAGGATCTTCCGATACATCTATATCATCTAATTCAACTAAATCTGTACCTTTGACCCACTTAAAAAAGTCTTCAATCTTATCTTTATATTTTTTCATTTTATTCAAAAAAACTTTCTAATGTTGCTCCTGTATTTCTTTCAACATTATCTTTATTATATTCTACTTCTTTTGTTAACTTAAATGGCATTATATTTGTTAATGTGTATGATGAATCACCAGGTCTTTTAATCTTCCACACTAAATCTTTGTCTTTTGGATAATTTAAATTCCAATCTACTGTACTTTGTTTTAAAAATTTTCTCATCTTTTTATTCATAGGTAAAATATATCTAAACTGTTTACCTTTTACTCTACTTAATCTTAATTGTTTTAACTGTTTTGGATTAGGTCTACTGCCATATTTGTAGTTATGTGTATTAGGTAATTGACTTTGTATAGTTCTAGGATGTACCTTCTCACCTTTATCAGTAACATAAGTATCTGTCCATATAAACCCACCATATAAAAAATTAAATGCTTGATATACATATCCTGGTTTACCTACTAGACCATCTGCCCAAGTAAATAAAAATTTAATTGTAGTATTTTGTTTTAACCAAGTTAATACTTTTGATAGCATTTGTGTTTCAGAATTTTTGCCCATACTATCGTCCATACACATCTTACCTATCTCATAATAATCTGTAGTATCTAATGTCGGAAACAATTTTTGTATTGTATGTTTAGGTCTTGTACCCCAACCAAAAGTTACCACGCCTTGTAGTACATCATCAACATAATACCCACAATAATGTTTAGTTAGTTTAGGCATAACAGGAGAGTAGTGCCTTGACATAATAAATTCCGTTGCAACATATTTTGTAATTTCTTTTATCATTCAAAAAAACTTTCTAAACTTGCTTCACGTTCAAGTTTCCATCCAATAGAATCTAAAATAAACTTCAATGGATCTGTAAACGTCTTTTCAAATTGTGTATCATAATCAACATATTTGTGAAGATTAAATTCCTCTGGTATTCTTGTAGAGAAAGAGATTACAGTATCTTTAATTGTATTAGGTTGTTTTAACATTAAAAATTTAATTTTATCACCATCTTTAATAAGAGGATATTTCATTTGTAATTTGTTTCTGTATATGTAATGGTTATAAATCAAACCACCTTTAACGTGAATAGGAGTTCCTTTCTTATAGATTGAAGATGAATCACTATACTTGTTTAAGTTATTACAAGACCTAGGAAATGCAACCTCTTCAGGAGATAATTTTTTAAACACTTCTTTAAAATCATTTACAAATTTAATTAAGTCTTCTTCACTTTTATTCATTATCATTCTTATAGCTTCTTTAATCTTACCACGACAAACTTCAGGTGTAGATGATTTAACAGCCTCAACACCCATAATTTTTAATTTAGGTGTATCAAATCTAATACCTTCTTCATCAAATACATTCATCATATATCTTTTTTTAGCAACCCATATACCTTTGTTAGCAATTGCCTCACGTTTCATAATCATTTTCTGTTGATAAGCATTTACATACTTGGCAAGATTTTCAAAACTCTTATCAATTACTTTTTGTATTTTATCTTCAGCAGCCTTATCAATGAAGTCTGTAATTTGTTTTATTGTTTTATCTTTACAAACCTTCTCAACAAGTTTATCTAATTTAAGATAGATAGAATCTGTGTCGGATGCTACAACATAGTTTATATTGTCTGTATTTAAAATCTTATTCATAAACTTATTGACATCTCTTTCAACCCAACGAATAGATAACTGACCACCAAGTGTAATCGCTTCTGCTTGTTTTACATCAAAATATCTAAAGTATTGATTGCCAATAGCACCGTAAGCACTATTCAATGCAATCTTTTTTGCCATTTGAATATTATGACATCTACTTATTTCATTCTTATAGATTGGGTCTTTTGTTTTTTGAAATTCCTTTTTAGCTTCTATCGCTTTCTTTTTAAATATAACCCTATCACTATACATCTTCTCCATTAACTCTGGAAGAAAGCCTTGCTTATTTCGTTTAAACATAGCACCATTTGGTGCAATAGTTACATCTTTGGACTGTGCCCAATTCAAATCTAGTTTTTCATTTAAAAAATTTTCAACACCAACTGTTTGAGGTTGTACACCTACAAACATTTCAGGACTAATATTGTATTGCATAATAAGATGTGGATATAGAGAGTTTAAATCAAATGAAACAATCCAATTATGTAAACCTAGTTGTGGGTCTTTTACATATGCACCTTCGTATTGTGAATCTTTTTGTTGGTCTTCTCTTGGTGGGATTATAATATTCTTTTTAAGTAAATGATTATAGATTAAAGTATCCCAACATCTAACTTGTGAATACACATCATTATAATTTACTTTGTAATCATAAGCCATTGTTAAACATAACTCAATCAATCTCATCTTATCTTCCAATCTATCAACTAATTCAACATCTTGGATATTATATTCAATAAACTTTTGATAATCTTTTGTATAGAAATCTTTAAATGTTTCGTAAGGATTGTCTAACTTTTCTTCGCCTAGTTCTACCTTGGCAATGTAATTTAGTTTGTAAGACTCTTGTCTGGTGTATGTAAACTTTTTATATAAATCAAAATAATCTAATATAGAAACACCAAGTATGTTCCAATACTGTTGATTTTTTTGTCCGAGTTGTATTCGGTCTGCATTAACATAATTCCATGGTGAAAATTTATTAATCGTATCGTTATCAAATATAAATCTCATACGATTCATTAAATAAGGTATGTCAAAAAATTTAACATTCCAACCAGTAACTATATCAGGATGATTTTTACACCAAAATTTTAGAAACTCTAACAATAAATGTTTTTCATTCTGACATTTTATATAAGTCACGTTAGATTTTTTAGAAATAAAGTCGCCAGATCCCCACGTTAATATCTGTTTATTACTATGATTTTTTACAGTAATACAGATAATGTTCTCTTTTGCAGTATCAGGATCGGGAAAGCCGCTCTCACACTCGGTTTCTATATCAAGTGTGAATATCTTAATATAATCTTTGTTCCATCTCATATCATCTCTATACGTGTCTGCTATGTACTGATAGTTGTATCTATTCATACCAAAGATTTTATACTCTGGTATGGTACTATACTCACTATAGAAATGTTTTGCCTTTGATATAGAATCAAATCGCTTTTCTTTAAGATGTATGCCGTCTAGTGTTTTGTAATTCGTTTTTTCTTTTGTAGGTAGATATAGTTTAGGACTATAATTGATACGGCTCAAATATGGCTGACCATTATTGACACCTCTAATAAGGAGTTTACCCTTATATTCAATAACGTTTGTATAAAAACTGCTTGCCAAATTCATAATATATTATAACAAAAAAAAACTAAAAAGTCAATGTTAAGTAATGATTGATTTTTTAGGGGTTACTAACTGACCAGTATTTGTCTGATAAGCATTTACCATATTGGTATCAGGTGTTGATTCTGCTATAATATTGTTTTTGTTAACTTTGATAACTTCATCTTTTGTATAAGGTATGTAAGGATGAAATCCTATTTGCATAGGTTTGCCTGGTTGTCCTTGCATTGGAATTAATACAAAAGGTTTTTTGATTGCTTGTACAGCTTCAGTTGTGTCTTCTTTAACTGG